TGTCAGTTTTATAAAAACCTCTATAAAGGCCATACAAAACGAACAGAAAAGAAGGGAAACAGGTGGTCTAGGAGGACAACTAGAAGTAAAAATTAACGAAGAACTTGAGGCTAAAAAGTTAAAAGAAAGTAAGAAAAACAAGGACGTGATAGTGGAACCTATTACACCTCCTGTAGTTCCGAGTACTGCCTCTGTGACATTAGCAGACAGATACAATAATGCAATAAAAACACCTGAAGGTTCTCTCCGCATTGTTATGCCTGAGACTACCAAAAATAAAGACAAGACCATAAAATCAGTTGTCCTTGGAGATGAAACTTTCACAAGAAAAGAATTACAGTCTCTGGGTGCTATAACTGAAAAAGATGGTAAGGAATCCTACTCAACTAATAAGAACGTACAAAGTGATTCAGAAGTAAAGGTTTCTCCTGTAGTTGAGGCTGAGGAAGTTGTAGACATCAACGATGAAGATGCCACAGTACCAGTTGACTCTCTTTATCCAAAGAACAAGGAGAGGGCAGAGTTCTTAAAAGAAGAATATCCAGAGGGGATGACCTTACAAGACTATAGGGATGACCTTCAGGAGATAAAACAAGAACAGCTAGACGAACGTGATTCAGATAAAGACGTTGATGACTATGCTGACGAGTTAGATGCACGTGCTGATAAGAACTTTACTAAAGCCGCTAGTAAGCAGAAAAAAGGTTCAGACAAGGTAAACAGAAGTTCTACTATCCCTGACAAGGACATAGACCTAGAGTACAACCTTAGCAAGGACGAAACAATAAAGTTGACAGACGACTTTGTTGCACGTACAAAGTTAAAAAATAAGGACGCTGACATAACAATACTCAGTAAAAGTGATGAAGCAGATTTAGCTACTCTTTCAAAGGTGGTTGGGGAATCGCAAGCAGAAGAGATTTTAGGAACTTCTGAGGCTTTTGTGACTGATAGCGGTAAAATATATGTTATAGCCGAGAATATTTACGGCACTGTTAAAGCTGCTGACCCCAAAGGTATAGGAGCAGGTGGACGGTTAATCCAGACACTGTTCCATGAAGTTTTAGGACACATGGCCTTGAAGAAATTTCTAGGTGCTATGTATAATCCTTTTATTAATCGCTTCATCAAGACTAACAAAAAAGCACTAGACGACTTTGCAATAAATGGGAAAGGTAGAGATTACCTTCCTAAAGCCATTAATACTATAGAAAATGCAGATGAACGCAGAGAAGCCTACAATGCACTGAAGAAGGATGAAGCTACGTCTGTAACAAACGAAAGGAACAAGACAGCTTTTACAATGGCTGAGGAATACATTGCCATAAACTTTGCTGAGTTTGGAGCCAGAGACCCTAACATCCTGAAGCGTGTTGCTGCTTCCTTGAGAACCTACATCAGTTCTATTCCAATGTTTGAAGACATGGGAGTTACTAATGACCAAGTTAAAGTAATATTGGCAAAACTCCAACAAGAGTACATTGGTGGTAAGAGGAACTTCATCACAGGTGAGGACTTCCCAGTTGCTAGTAATACACCTAAAGATACATCCGAAGAAGAGTCACAGTCAGATGTAGAAACTGATACAGAGACTGCAGAAGAAACAGAAGCTAGGGAGAAGGCCGCAGATGACGAGATAGAAACACTTACAGTAGGTGATAAAAAAGATGGGCCGTTAAACTTCTCTAAAAAGTTTATTACTAGACCTAACTTAGAAAAATTAGTTAAGGAAGGTAAAATTAAGACGTATAATCCACAGTATGAATCACCCCCAAAGGGAAAATCGTTTAATTCCAAAAATGCGAAAAGGAATATAGAAGAAAATAATAAGCTAGTAGCATACTATGATCCCAGATATGTTGAAAAATTTGAGAAAAAAATGGGGTGGAATAGTAAAAACTATAAATTAATTCCAGAGCTAAAACTCCCTGAAGACTTAGGAGAGGCGGGTGATAGTATGTCCTTAAGACAGGAACCAAAAGATGGTGTTGTATATAGAGGTATGTCTGATGCAGAGTACAAAACAATAATAGAAAATGGTTTTGTACAGACGAAAGGAACCCGAAATTTTGGACAAAAAGAAGGTTTAACTTTTTTTACAACTAACTTACGTGAAGCATCAACTTACGCAAAAAAAATCTATCCTAATGCACTAGCACCACATTTTGAAGCCCCTGTTTGGATTGTTGGCATAAACGAACCAGCCGACCACAGAGTAGCCAAGGTCAAAGGTGCTAACTTTGACTTTTATAAACCGATAGATGGAGCAATACCGTCTGATGAAATAATTGAAGTATTTAAAGGCAATGTTATTACATACGATGAAGTAACAACAGCTTCTGGAAATAATATGCCACGATTAAATATAAGATGGGAAAAACATCCAACTAAAGAAGTTAGAAGTAGGAGTATAGAAGCACCAACACGACCCTTTGCTAAGATCAATATGTCTAAGAAAGCCTCTCCGTTTGACAAGGTACTGCAGGAGGCTGAAACTAAAACTGGTTCAGTTTCTGAAGAAAAAAGAAAAGAAGAAGCTGCAAAAATCAATGCAAGACAACCTTCAAAGGCTTATAAGATAAAACTAAGTAAGGAGTACGTAGAAAAGAAAGCTAAAGAAGGACATGGCACATTACTTGGTAGTGTCAATATGTCTAAAATGCCAAGAAATCTTAAGCACTTAGAGGGCCAGACAGCAGTTGCTATTGTTTTTGATAGATTAATGAGAGGACAATATAACGCATTATGGGGTAAAAAGTCTAAGCACGCAAAGAAAAAATTTCTTGGAGGTGGTGTAGGTTTTTCTTTTGACTTAGATAATAAAACAGATAAAGGACAAGCAGTTATTGCATCTGCAGAAGGTGCAAATACTGGTGTTAAGAATAATCTAAAGGAATTAAAAGCAAAACACGGACTACTTGTTTTAGCTGAATGGGATAACCATATAGGGAACATGGACGTTTGGGAGACAATGTGGTTTGAAATGTTTGATGCAATAGAATTAGGCAATTTTAATACTAAAGAAAAAATAGATGTCGATGCTTTAAACGAACTAATTAAAAAGAAGCAAGATGTCTCGTTTATGAAGAAAGCTGTTAAATTACATGGTGGTGCCCCCGACTATAAAAGTTTAATGGAACTAGGCGACAGTTTAACTTATGCAACAAGAGGTGGTATACTTAATGGTCTTTTTGGCCCTGATGGAGCTAAGTCTCACAAGGGGTATACTGTTGAAGAAATTTTACTTAGAACTTCTGATTATCCTGATGCTGAATTAGGAGATGTGGCAGGAGTGGTAGAATTTGATGTTGATAATCCTAATTTTCAAACTGATGCAGAATTTCTAGGAACTGACGAACATAGAAGTTACCCGAATGTTTTACAAGGGAAGGGAGTAATCCGTTTCCCAAAGAATAAACTTTTAAAATTAGGCAAGGATTGGGGGCAAGATTGGCTAAGTAAGGAGTCTCCGGCAGGACAAGTTGCTTTTATGGAAAAAGGAGACAAAGAGATAAAAGCAGGTTATATTCGTGACCCTGAGTGGAAGTCCTATAAATCTGGACAACCAATAAATGCTAAAAATCATCCTAAGTTTGGAGAGACAATTACGAGAAAACCTTCAAAAAAATTACTTAAATTTGATAGTGCTAAAAATAGAAGGTCAGCCGCAGTCCTTGGTATGAAAATGAGAAGAGGTGGTGAATTTGTAATGACCCCTGAAATGATTATAAATATGGAGGACATGAAGGTTAATAAGTCTAAGATACCTCTGGCTCAGAAAATGAATAGTTATAAAGGTGCTACTATAGCTCAAGGGCGATTGACTGAACAGGGGCTATACTGGGTGCCTACATTTAAATGGCAAGATGATCTTTCCAATAAAATGACTAAAAGATTAATCGCTCAAGGTACACTCCCTGACACAGAACTTTACAAAGACATAAGAAGGAAAAACAAAGGTGTAGTATTCCAAGCACAGCAGGCAGGAGAAAAGCTGTTTAAAGTTATGAGTGACTCTAAGCAACAGAAGGTTTTATATAATTTCTTTGTAACTCCTAACGCTGATCCTACTTTAATTACAGACCCTAAAGAAAGACAAGCCGCTATTGACGCAAAAGCACAAATCCATCAGATAGGTAAAGACCTTGTAACACGTGGTCTAATGACTCAGGAATCCCTTGAGAAGTTTGATGATCAGTACCTACCTAGGAAGTATCTGAAGTACTTACTCAAAGACAAGGACTACAGGGCTATAGATAAAGGCGGAGCAGGAGTCCAGCTTGATCTAGGATACCTACAAGCAAGGAAAGATATTCCTGCAGGTATTAGAGAGCTTATACTCGGTGAAGTAAAAGACCCCGGCTTTTTGTCTTCAATAGCAATATCAACACCCGTTAGAGACATGGCTATCTTAGACATGTTTGAGTCTATTGCAGGTAACAAGGACTGGATTCTTCCTTCTACACTTGTAAAGTTTGATATACTAGGTGAGTTAAAAAGGTTGAGTGGTAACGATACAGAGTTAATTAAGTCCTTACAATTGTACGATACAGGTGGTGTAAAAGTTAGTGGACATTGGTTGTTAAATGAAGCAGAAAGAATCCGTGACTTGGTATACAATCACATGCTCCTTTCAGACAAGAACGAAAAATTAGTCAGGCAATTGATTAATACAATGACCGACAAAGGGAAGGAAATACTACTAGGCGTTACTATTCCTAGTGACTTCAAGAGAATCCCAAAAGGAAAGAAGTATGGAAGACTCTCAGGCATGGCTATCCGTAAGGAAATATTTGAAGACATGTTCGGATGGGGTACAAACAGTACGAGCTTTGATATAAATGCAGATGGTACAATAGATGCAAGCTGGGCTGAAAAAGTTCTAGGTACAGGCGGTACGTTTGAACAGTACAACAGACTATGGAAGTGGTCAAAGGTATCCGCTAATCCACCATCGTGGGTAAGAAACTTTGTATCAAACCTAGTGTTCATGAGCCTTGGGCCTGTTCCCATGCATAGACTGCCTGACTTGTTCCTTAGATCAGTCAATGATCAAATAAAGACACGTAAGGTACAGTACTCAGGAACACAAAGAGAATTTGATGGCCTGACAACTTATACCAAGATAGCAGATGAAATGGGGCTTACTTCTGGTGGCTTCAGTCAAGCAGAACTGAAGACCATAAGGAACGAGTTTGTATCAAGCAAGAGTAAGGCTAGTGGGCCAATGTCTCTGCTGAAGATTAGAGATGCCTTTAAATCATTTCAGAGAGGAACATCAGACGTATACGGTGGAATTGATACACTCGGTAAGGTTATGGTACTTAAATACCTAATGGAACAAGGATCTAGTAAAGAAGTTGCTGCGGCTCAGGCTGAGAAGTTCTTATTTGATTACAGCAACCCTCTTTCCTCAGTCAAGTACTTAAGGAAGAGTGCCTTTGGTGCGCCATTTCTTTCTTACCCTAGCTTTGTTGCTCCTGTACTTATTGAGACCATAATAAAAAGACCTTGGAAGTTCCTTCCTTATATAATAATGGCAGAAGTTACGAAGAGTATGTTTAAGGAAGAGCAAGACGTTAGTGATGAAGAGTATCAAGGAGTAATGAGTACAATGTCAGACTATCTTCATAAGAGAGCAAATGAGAAAGGTGACTTGTCTATAATTCCAGAAAGCGTACTGCCACTACCACATAAGGATTCGCTAGGTAGGGCACAGATAGTTGACGTAGGATACTTCTATCCTTGGGGAATGTTCTCAGAAATATTCCGTCAGTTAAGTCCTTTTAAAGAAGAAGGTTCAGAGATAACAGGAGCAATGCATTCACTGGGATTAATGGGTAGCCCTCTACTTAACATTGCAGTTACTTCCTTGACAGGCAGAGACCCATTTACAGACAGACAAATACATGATGAACTAGCTACAAGTGGTGAGAAGTATGCATCATGGTTTAACTATGCATTCAATCTGACACTACCTCCAATGTTCCATGGACTTAGTCCTGTAGGAAGTACAGACGGATTTTTCGGTAAGGGTGCTATGAAGAATCCAGATGCAGGAGGCTTCGGAGCTTTAACAAGACTCCATCAAGCATACAATAACAAAGTAGGCAGAGAAGGGGAACCTAAGTTTACAGAAGCACAAGCGTGGTTCCGTATGGTTGGTTTGAACTTAACTCCTTTAGCTCCATTTGAATCAAGAGCAAAACAAGTCAACTTTGAAGTGAATAAGATTAAGAAGTTACAGAGGGCACTCAAGATAAAGTACATGAAAGGACTGCAAGCACAGTATTCTAAGGAAGAGTTAAAAGAACTGGTAGCAGTTGAGCTTGAGAGGATTAACAGGCAGACGGAGAAACTTAATAAAAGGATAAGCAAACCCCTTCCGGCCTCTTTAAAAAGAAGCAAGAAGGAAATGCTTAAGTCTAGGGAAAAATATTTGAAGTACTTGAAGTCACAGAAAGCTGGTTAAATAGAATCAAGTATCCGTTTAATCAAACTTATTTCATTATCATTTTCTGTGGTTGTTTCTTCAAGCTCCCCAACTCTAAGAGTTAGGTTTTTTATTAAAAGACTTTGGGCTAATATTTGGTTACTAGCCCTTTCAATAGCTGTTACAATTAGCTCGTCATCACTCATTTTAGAGAGACGGGCCTCCTCTAGGGTTGTGATCTCGCTCATAGTCTAGTATCGGGATTTGAAGTTTAATTAGTTCAGGTAGTGGGAACATGCGCCAGACTTCCTCTTGAGGTAGCTTAGTCACTTGTCCTCCCCGTTTAAGATATGCCTCTACAGTTTCTTTATTTTTCATATCTCACACGATCCCGCCACACAAGCTAGTTCCTGACTAGCAATTGTATAGTCTTCTTCTTCGTACTGAGATAAGTCTTCCCAATGGGCCTTTGCAAGCATACCGCCTAACTCAATAAAGGTCTTCTTGTCACATTCCTCATAAGGAGCTTGTCTGTAGCTGTGGTCTGAGTGTGGAAGAAAAGAAACCCCTGACATAACGTCAAAGTTCTTAAGCACCCATGAACCAACTTCCAGCCATTCTTCTTCCTTGACCGTGATAGTGATTGAGGGCTTATGTTGGCACCAGTGCTCTTGGTAGGTCTTCCAAGTCTCTAGCTGGAATAGAGCAGACCTGTCATTCCTAGTTATGCTACCCTTCGGACTTTTTATAGGGAAGGAGAACACAGCCGTGTTACTGGGGTTAGTAACGTCAGGTTCCCAGTACCATTCAAGGTCTTTCATGTAGGCCGTTAGCGGATCTTTTGAATCCATCCTGACACGTCTGATGTAGTAAGGAGAGTGCCTTGAGTGTATTCCACTCGCACTGTCCACTAGCTGTGAGACTGTACCTGACGGCTTAACGCACGTGATAGATGCACTAGGATTAATACCTATTTCCTCTGCTAACTTAAGGTTAGATGCAATGGCAATAGACCTAAGATACTGTAAGTCCTCTGGTTTAGGATTAGCGGTTATCTTGTTGTCCATGATACCAGTTAAACTAACACCTAGTAGCCTTTCCTCGTCACAGTTTTTGACCCACTCTCTTGGTAGGTACTTGAAGTTAGTAAGGGTAGACTGGATTGTACCCAGTACCGTAGCAAGTTTGACTTTTCTTGCGATGTCCTCAAGTTTATCCTCTGTGCGTATGACTACTTCAGAAAGGTTACAGAACTCTCTTGATCGTAGTATAATCTCAGAGCATGGGTTTGTACCAAAGGCATGGATGTCTTGGTTTACGAATCGATCTGAGTGCTTACTAGCTTGAACTCCTGAAGCCTTTGAAGAGAATAGTCCTCTTTCTCCACTCTTGGATTCATATAGGGATGTCCACTCACGTAAGAACGTACCTGTCTTTGGTGTTTCGTGGTAGTTAGCAGAATTGTTAGCTAATGCACGTTGAGGGTTATCTCTCCACCACTCACCTGACTTAGCGTAGCGCATTTCATCGTCATCAAGGTCACTCAGACTCAGTAGGGCTGAACGTCTTACACCACCTACTACTACTATCTCAGCAATTTTACATACTATGTCATGACACTCAATCGGATTGAGTCTGCGTGACTTAGCTTCTTCTGCAATCTTGACTACGAACTTGAACAGGTTGTCTAGTGGCTCCGGCCCGCTGGCTCTGCCCCCAAAGGTCTTAAGGATTGTACCTGCACTACGTACCTTGGACAAGTCCCACTTAGGGATGTGACCAGAATAAATGAGTGCAATCAATTCCTTAAGGGCTTTAGCCCATCCTAACTTAGAGTCTGCAACCATAATGGTAGTATCTGTAGGGTGCAGTTCATGTGGTATAGGAGGTAACTTTTCTGTGTGCCTTCTCTCTACACTGAATCCGATTCCTGTACCATTCATTAGGACGTATAATATCTCGTCAAAACTACGGATGCTGTCAATGTGAATGTAACTACAATTATAACCTGCTACGTTCTCCTTCTTAAGGGCTGGCCCTGCTGTCATAAGGCACCTCATTGAGGGCATTATCTCTAGGTTAAGGACAGCACGTTTCAGGTCAAATATGTCCGAATCCTTTAGTGTGTACGAGTAGTTCTCAATCAGATGCTCCTTAAAGAAGTCGAAGTACCTGTCTATGGTTTCTTCCCATGTTTCTCTACGCTTGGAGTCATAGTTCCAGCGTGAGTACCTTGATAGATGTATGAATTGCTGATACTGCGTAGGTAGTACTGTCATGTTCGTTCCCTTTCTATTAACTTGTCTAAGTATTTTTTAGCCTTGATTAAGTCCTCTAACCCGTTCTTAAACGGGAACCTTGTTACGTACTTAACTATATTCCCCTGTAGGAAGTCCATCTTATTAGCAATGATGTAGTCAAGAGGTTCAATGCCTAGTCCGCTCTTATGATAGTGACTTGGATTGATCATTTCCTCTTCCTTCTTCCTATCCTCTTCATCCAAACTATAGTTTGTCATTTACCTGCCTCAGTTAAGATTATCCTTGAATTGTTAGTTGCCTTGCCATCTGTTGTCTCCATGAACAGCTTACCGGACTGTTCCAACGATGTGATGACATAGTCGTACTCATTATGACCACCATCAAGTATCTTAGACGCAAGTAGTTTCTGCCTTGAAACTGCTCCGTTTCTGTTGGCTAAGTACTCTAACAACTTACGCTGTTTGTTCTGGTGGGTACTCTCTCCTAAGTCTCGTTCAAAGAGGTAACGTGTACACTTCTCGGCGTACAGGGATAAGGAAATCCCGCCCATTACCGCTGATTCGGAAATGATCTGAGACTCGCTATCTATAAGATATTGAAATATTAGTGCTAACTTGAGTACACTCGGAGACCACCGCTTAAGGAAGGGGTCTAGGATAGACTTAGTACCATCATCTGAGTCCTGAAAGCGGGAGAACATGTCATTGTGATAATCCTCAAAGACTTTCTTTGCTTCAGGCGAAAGACTATACTCTATGGAAACGGAGATATTGTCGAGTTGATTGTATATCTCAGACAATAATCTGTACGAATGTAGTTCCTGTATCTTAATATTTTTGTGTGGTAAAGCATGAGGTGTCTTCTCTGATACAGGTGGCTTGAATAACATAAACCGTGCTAGAAAGCCTGACCCTGCATCATCCTTACCAAGTAGGCCTTGAAGAAATTCAATTGTAGACACGCCGGATATTCCAACAAAAGGGTAGCGTAGAATTTTACTTCCTCTAGTCCTTGTAACGTCCTCAAAGTAACTTGGTACGTCATACAGTTCTGTAAGGTTCTGGCGGAATCCTCTGTTGTGGTTTGATTCAAGCATTGCCAACCATGCACCAAACTCTGAGAGTAACCACACACCACCGCCTGTTTCATCCATACGGTCAATGCACGCTTCCCACGATGCCTTGTTAGGTAGTACAGTCCTCATGGACTTGTACCTGTTAAGTTCGTTATTATATTCGACCACTTCCTCGTCGTCCTCGCCTGCTCCATGTTCACGTAAGGATGTGATCCTCGCCTCTAGTTCCTTGACCTCAAAGATAATCTTTTCCTCACGATCCTTAAGTCTAGCTGAACCAGCATTCAGGGCTGTGGTCTTGAATGAACCACTCTCTGAGATTGAGAGGAACCAGAGGTTGCCGTATAGTGGAACGAAGTAGTTAGGTGGTTGAATTGTTAGTTTAATTCCTGCATGTGCTCCAAGACAGGAGATAGCCGTACCGTAGATAATAGCTGAACTTGCCTCAGTCAATTCGCAGGCCTCACGTACATGATCCTTTAGGATTGACGGCATGTGTGTATCATCAAACTCTTCAGGCTCGTTCTGCGTAAGCAGGTTAGAACAGATAGCCTTCATGTCGTCTGGCTTAGGTATCACGATATGAGTCTGTTGGTGATGCCTTAACTCTACTGCACGTTTCAGGAACAACTCACTAACTTTAACCCCTAGTGAGTCACATATACTTTGAATGCTACAACCTGAGTGACACCGCATAAGTATCTTCTCTGCCTCAAGGGTAACACTCAAGGAGGCCTTACGATCGTCATGCGAGGGGCATTTCGCATTGGCAGTCGTGCCTGACCATGTAACCTCCCTGAGTTGTGAGATAACTCTATCGTGTGTAACTTTGATGTCATTAACTGTCTGCGACCGCTCTGAGTCAGTCAGGTGTTCGTCCACAGTAAGATTGTCAAAGTCCCATGCCTTATTCATTTCTAACTGAGAAGTCTGAACTTCAAAGGGAATCTTAGTGTCCTCAATCAACTTGACTAGGGCTTGCTTCTGGTTGTCTAGTGGGATGGTTGCTAGGTAGTCAGATACATCACCTCCCTTTTCTAGGTTGGGTAGGTTGATTATCCATACCTTAGAGACAAAATCACGTACGTGTTCGCCAGTCTCCTGTGCAAACTTCTGTCCTGCCTCGTCATTGTCTGGAATAATGAAGACTTGGTCAAATCCGCTGAAGTACTTCTCAGGGAAGTCTGACTGCTTCTTTAGTAGGGGAGACCATGCATTGCTACCGCCTGCAATGGTTGTAGCTAGTAGGTCTATTTCGTGTAGTTTGTCTACGTCCTTCTCACCTTCAACAAAGACAACTGCCTTACAGTCCTTGATGTCAGGCCAACGGTAGGGAACCTGCTTAATGCCGTCCCAGTTCCATACTTCTTTACCTGTTGTATCTACTCGTAAACGTCTGAACTCCTTGTTAGGGAACTTGACTACTGTGTATAGGTTTCTGCCGTTCCCATCATTGTATTGGTGTTTGATCTGTTGTTGCTGTACCATCTATTGCCCCGCATTTAACGATTATGTAACCTTTCTTTCGTGAATCCTTTTCGCATCTGATGATAGTGAGCTTGTCTACCTGTGAGTCGTCTCTAAACCACGGTAGTGCATCCTCTACTATCTTTATTAAGTTACTGATGTCTCTCTTCCTGTTGTCTGGTGAATATACTTCCATGTCCAACCAAACCCTCTCTGTTTCATATACCATAGGTGTATCTGCAAAGATAATGCCACATGCACTCTTGAATGCCTTGCCCTTTGCTGAAACGTAAACTCTATTACCCCTTGACCTGTACAGTGAGTTGACTGAGACAGGCCACGGTAGTATTGCTGTATAAATCTTCATGCACGTGATGGGTTTTCAGCGTAAGGGCTAACCTTGCCAGTTTTTAAGACTGCTTCGTAGGTATCCCATAACTTCATGCACCTGCTGTTGTGTAGCTCTTTGAGTCCCTCAAGAAGATTCGTTAATTCATCTTCTGTAGGTGGCCCTTCAAAGGCATCCAACATCCTGTATAGGACTGTGTCAAGGTCATCTGAGGTAGCCCATACCTTGTTTATTTCTTCTTCTAGGTCTTGTAAAATTGCCATGTATCTCCTTGATTAGCGTTACTATTGATATATTTTTAATAGATATTCAGGTCTAACTTCCTCATGGATGGTTTCAATAACCATTTTCTCATAGAACAAACCATAACTAACTGTTTTAAACACCCAATATATCCCGTAGAGTAGGGTAAAAAACAGAGCCACTCTAATAAGTGCACCTGTTAGTTCTCTTCGACTTTTTTTATCCATGTGTCTCCTTAGTTAGTGTAAAGTGAAACGTCTTTTATGTTACGCTTATCATTTTCTAAATTTTCTATAAAATCTAGTATTTGCCACCCTGTGATTCTTTTTTTTATTCGCCACTTGTTCCATCGGGCATCCCACACTCTCCCAATTTCTACATACCCTAGCTCACTCTTTTCACACCACTCTTTAATTTTTGAAGTACTGACCTCAAATAAATGTGCTGTCTGTTCGATAGTATATATAGGTTTATACTGAACAATAGTAGAAACTAAATTATCAAGACTACCCCTTATTTTATCCACCCCTACTCTTGGCACTGGGTCACATGTCTTTTTTAAAGCTATGTTATGAAGAGGTTCTTCTTTTTGTATTGCAATTCTTTCAGCATGTAAAACTTCTCTCCTAGAAGGGAAATTTTGAATAGTGATCTTTTGTATTTTATTAAACCAGTGGGATTGGCTTTTATGCTGTGATAATCTTTGCACTGTAGATAATGAGACTCCAACATAAAGTAAGTTATCCCATTCATCAAAATGTCTGTATAAGTGTTGCTCTGATTCTTCCATTAGTTTCTCCATAGTACGTTGTGGTCGAAACTTTCGACTTCAAAAAGGTGCGGTCAGGCTTCAGTTAAGTTACCTGACCGCTAGAGTTGAGAACAGAGCGTATCTTTTCAACGGTTGATCTCAACTACATTAGAAGGGTAGGGATGCTGTTTCCTCCTTAGCTTGTGGTGGCGCACTCAGTATCTCCTTGACATTAGCTTGGTCATTGACAGGAGGGCTAGGATTAGAGCCGAATGCAACGATGTCACTCACCTCATTGTAGCCACGTTTATTGGGGCCGTATGTGACCTTAACGTGTTTACCTTCTAGCTCACTGAGATTACTCAGCTTCTTCATGCCCAATGCATGAGCATACTTAGCAACCTTGCGTTTGCCTATGCCGTCCTTAACAATTCCAGCGTCATCATGCTGGTTGTTCATGTAGATCGCCTCAAAGATCCACTGACCATCAAACTGTGCGTTGCCTGTAATCTCAATAGGCATGAGGATTTTGTTGTGCCCCTTAGAGTCTTGTCTCACGTTACTGAGAGGAGCCTTGATCTCACAGACGTACTCGCCTGCTGGAATTTCTACTCGCTCACGGTTTGTTTCTGTTTCCAGAGTTGCTTGCACGTCTTCTATTGAGAACGTGGTATCCATTTCTTCATTGAACATGTCTATCCTTTTTTCTGTGTGTCTGAGTTTGCTTTATTGCCATCCCAAAAGCTGTCAATCAGCTTGCGGTACTCATTCCAATCTGCAGGAATTTCGGCTGGTAAATCGAATCGGTTCTTTGCGTCAACGCCCATAGAACCACTTGTGTACAGGAATCTATTGCCGGACTGAATTGCTCGGCTGTCCTTCCTGTTAAATCCGCTGTCAATTTTCTTGACAATGGTCTCAAACGCAACAAAAAGAATCACGTCAGCCCACTCCATAATGTCCGCAGACAGGGACTTGTGGAGCTTGAGAATGAAGGAGTCGTAAGGCTCCATAGTAGGCTTGTTGATTGTACGTATCTGCGTATGGCAGACCAGTATGGGCTGGATGGCTTGAGTGTCACGTAAGTAGTTAAGACCACTTAGCAACTTCGCCATTTCGCCACGTGAGTAGATGTAGCCCTTGCCGTAGCCCATTTCCTCAATGTTCTGGAGTTTATGGAGCGAGCACACCTTAGCCTGAGCCAGTATCTCTAACTTGTCAACTGAATCTATGATGACTCGCTTGATTCCTGACTTCTCAGTAGCTAACTCACGAAGAGCTTCCATTACACCGTCCCACTTCTCAGCATTCTCCTTTACATCACCTGTAGGAATACAGTCATGTATGTAGTTAATGCCAGTCTTGTGGAAGACGTTTTCACCTCCGTCATCTGCATTGATAACGAAAACTGGTTCTTTAGCTGTGTGTGATGAACACGCAAATGTAGTCTTGCCTGCGCCTGTTTCCCCTTCGACTACTAGCTTTTCCGGTTTTCTCACCACAGCCCTCTTATATTTGTCAAGCATTTTTTCCTTTGCTTAATAGGTTACTGATTGAAACCTTTCCTGCCTTGAACATACGCCACTTGCACTCTCGCCAGACCACCAGTAACTTTGCTAGTGTCTCCTTAATGTCTGGTTCAAATACTCGTTCCGCACATCTAGGGCAGAAAAGGTGATTGCTTTTACTCTTGCAATTAGAGAGCCACCACGCAGTGTCCTCATTTAACTTACCGCAAAAGCAAGGGAAATTACCGTTGTCCCCCTTCTTATAGCCAAGTTCATTGAACCTAGCAATAATCTGTTTATCTCTCTTTAAGTCCCTCTTGCTTTCTTCGCTCCTGAAAATCGTCAAAGGTTTCTTGTTCAAGGATTTCTTGTAGTTGCCCGATTGACGATAAGGCTGTGAAGATAATTGTTCTGACTTCGTCATTTGATTCCTCCTTCAATGCCTTTAGTGCCATGTTTAGGTGACTCTCTGTGATGTAGAGTCGCTTTAGTATTTCATAGTCTTTATTCATTCGATTTTACCTACGAGGTCATCAACTCCAATGAAGTTTTCATAGTGACACCTGTCATATACATCACACCACATGCCTGAGCAAAGGGCATGACTTCTGTTGAGAGGCCAGTAGTCCTTGTCAATGCGGTCATTAAGTTCTGTAAGCAAGTTGTATGCCATGTACAGGTGTTCTGCCGTCAACTCTGTACGTAAGAACACAGGCGGTTGGTTTGGTATGATCAAGTGGTTCTCAAAGCTAGGTATCTCTGTCAGGTTGCGTTGCTTCATGATTACTAATGCATAAAGTGCGCCTTGTAGTATCCACTCACGCTTTGCCTTGTTTATTGACTTTGATTGTCGCTTCACGTCAATGATCAGCGGTAGGCCTTGTCTCTCTGCAACTATGTCCATGTAGCCAGTTGTCCGTCTGGTGTGTGTGTCGAACATGATGTTGAAAAAGTACTGTGTTTCCAGTGGCTTATAGTTAATCCACTCCATGTAATCCTCAACGGCTTTGACGTGTTCATCCATAGACTGCGCCAGCTTAACGAAGTCAGGGTAGTCCATCGCCTTTTCCATTTCAGCCAGCTTTTCTTCCATTGACTTACGTATGTTGCACGCTGATATACCTGTCATGATGTTCTTAAGACCTGCCTCGTATCCGGCATCTACAATTGTACCTGCGCCGGAGTAGAAGTTGTAGTGGAAGCCTACTCCACCTAGTTTTTTGTACCATAGTTGTTTAGCGCAGAAGTTAGTTGCGCTGGAATGGCTTAACTTAATGTCAGGGTATAGCATTAATTAATCTCGTTAGGGTTCGGTAACTCACTATCATCATGACTCGCCTCAAGTGCTTCTGATTCTTCTGGTAGCAACTTGTAGCTGATGATTCTAAACAAGACTTGGTTGGATACTAACCACATAACAACTGCTTCACGTCCTATCCACTTGACAAAGAACTCTCTGTATGTAACCTTCTGAGGTATCTCCCTTTCAGGATACATAACGTCCTCGCCATAGCCGGAAGATAGTATCCAGCGTGAGTCAGGATGAAAGTTAGCTTGTGAGTCTGCGTTGTATAGAAGTTCTGCTACTGTCTCCAAGTCATAGCGTTTTGTGGGGTATATTCGTACTCGCATAATTGTCTCCAAAATTATAGTTTAGATTATCTCATAGTAGCAAACTTATCGCAACCACTTATTTGAACCTTTGAAAATTACTCTTACTTTAGGCTTACTAGGGTAATAAATCTGTCCCTTAGTAGGTAGTATATCGCACGTAGAAGGTAGGCTACCTTATCTTCAAAGTTACCTAGTGATAAGTTACACTTGTGACATAGCAGGCCACGTACTCTGCCTGTATCGTGGTTGTGGTCTATGTTAAGAGCCATAATGTTGCCACTCCTTCCTAGTTGTACTCTCCTATGCTTACAAATTTTACAGACTTCTTTTTGCTTCTTGTACATTGCCTCATAGTCCTCTGTACTTATACCATAGGCTTTTATCCTTTTATGATTCTGAATTTCTTTTTTGTTTTCAAAGTTATGTAACTTAACCCTTATGATCTGGCAGGCCTTACAATAAGAATACCTTGTTGGCAGGCCAGTTGATTTGTAAAATCTTACCTTTGAATAGTAGTATTCAGAGGATTCCTTTACTTCATTACAATCCTTACACTTAAAAAGTTCTTCCTCCTCAGCTAATTTTATTGGTTGTTGGAGTATCATTTGACATCCTCCTGTAAGGCACGTAGTCGTGCGAGGTGATCTTTGTGTGATCGCTGTTCCCATACACGTTCCTTGCCCCTCGCCTTATCCTTAGCGTACAACTTTTGTAACTCATGGTTACTTAACTTTTCAATGTCCTTCATATTAATCCTTTCTCAATCATTTCAGTGCGTTCAAGTTCATGACATGGCCTTGAAATAAAGTTGACGTGATGACCGCATGGATACTGTTTCCGTGCCTTGCCTTCTGTACGTTGAATAGGATGTAACTCAAATGTCAGGTCGCTGGCCTCGACTCGGTCATCCCACTCGACGGCGTTTGCCTCATGCATATCTCTATGCTTCTTGTTTAACTTCATGTTACCCCACATATTATCTCCGGTTATCTTCAAAGTTTAACTCTTGTTCTGCTTGTAAGTCATGCTCAATTGGCAGGTTGTCTTCGTTCCAGTACCACTCAGGGTCTGGATAGAGGTGGTATCTGACTTTAGTTGGTAGATTATTCTCCATTACTTCCTTAGTTTAAAGTTGATGCGGTACTCAGCGATCTGCTTAGTTTGTGAGAGAGGCCTCACGTTTCGGCTGAGAGATCATGAGTCACCGCATTTAAAAAGACAGGCGAGTTGTCGCCCATGTATGAACCTTCAATGTTGTACTGGTAGTGTTCCTGTGCTTCTTCGTCAGTCATACCCATGTCGTGTTGGAGCATGATTAGGATGTCTGTTACATCATAGCATAGCACATGCAGGTTAATTCGGGACACCACTCCCTTAATACACCAGTCAAAGTACTTGCGTGGTTCAAGGCGTATCATGTCAGGATTGTAGTCTGCCTGACCTTCCACCCATTCTGATATTGCATTTGCAAATTCAACGCTCATAGTCCTCCTATGTAGATGTTCCATTGATGGAAAAAACTAATGTAGCTATAGATGATAAGTAGTAGCGTAACTTTAGTTATCGTCATACTCGTCCTCGTTTTTGTAGAATACTATGACCTCTGCAATTTCGTGGCCTAACATTAATTCTACTGCTTTTAGTTGCTTACTATTCAACATACCCCAATTGTCATGTCCAACTCTTTTCTGGCAGGCCAAGTCGATGTAGTCACTGGTGAACTGTAATAAGTCCATTATATCTCCTTACGTTTGTATAGGTTACTTCGTTTTCGTTCGTTACAGGACGATCTGAGCATCTTTTTAAGATTGACTCTACTCAGACTTCCCTTGTAGTGGTGAACTTATATACTTAACTACTGATGCAACAACCTCAAAGGTGTCCTCGTCCCAAAGTTTTGCTACAAACCACGTTGAGCCTCCTGTTGCAAAATATTCCCAATCTGTATCCTCTTTACCATCTATCATGTCTAAAACTGATTCCTTAACTTGTAGAGGTAATAAGCTGAAGCCTTCCTTGTCAGACTTGCCCCAAGTTCCGCTTTTATATATGTCATTCTTTTTCATGCTTCCTTTGCTGTTCGATTGCGATTTGTTTCATGTACTCAAGTTCCTCGTCTGTTAGTTCCTCAAAGAGTCCACGTAGCTCGTCTAGGAATAGTGGAATCTTAGTCCAGTCCTTATGCCGGATTAGCATAACTTCTCCATATCTCAAGGTCTGCTTGTGCAATGGTGTAGCACGTTCTACTTTGTGCAATGTAGTTGCCCATGTAATTTAGAGCTAGGTTCTCTATTTTATTGTATATACGATCTGATGTTGGCGTAGCCTTTGGTATCTCCATAGCAGGCCAGTGCTTTGAGCGAACAAACTTCAGGATGTGTGTATCTAGTGGTACGCACCTTACCACAGGGTCAGAGTGTAACTTGAAGAATCTGGATGTCTTCTTGCCTACTGATGGTATGCCCTCTAACCGCTCAAGGCTCGCCTTCCTTAGCCAATCACCTATGGTCATGTTGCATCCGTCTAGCAGGTAGTACTTAAGCTCCTTCCAGAAGTAAATGAACTTCTCCCACTGTCCATACTTGCCAAACTTAAACTCCCTGAGTAGGTTGACTCCTGCCTCGCCTTCGTCTTGTTCACCTAGCAGGTAGTGAATCACGCCTGTCTCAGGCTTTACTTTATCGTAGAATGGATTCTCTACGAATTGTTCGCTGATGTGGTCTAGTAAGTCTTGCACTTTCTGTGCCGTTTGCATTGAGTTCTTTCCTGCGACTGCTACTCCAAAGAATA